TCAATTTCTGGTACACTCGATGTGGTGGACAAAGCAGGTAGAGACAAGGAAACTGCGTACGTCAAAGTGATCAAAGGTTTAGAGCAAAGGCGCGATATAAATAAGTATCTTTACTCTAACACTGCAAGATCAGCTTCAGATCCTAGAAAGACAGCAAGTTTAATCACTTGGATTACTAACGCTGACCTTTCAACAGCAGGAACAACTTCAGCAGTTGCTACTGGTGATGGTTCTGATACAGCTACTTTATCTGGTAATGATAGAGCGTTAACTTTAGCACTTATTGACAATGCTATGAAGTCAGCATTTGATGATGGTGGTAAGCCAGATATGCTTGTTCTAAGTCCAAGTAATAAAGTAGCTTTTAGTGATCTTTCTTCTGGCTCAGTCGTATCCAATGAATTGCATATGACTTCAGCTAAAGAAATGAGCATTATAGGATCAGCTTCTATATACCTCACAGACTTTGGTGAATTATCAGCCGTTGTTGATAGATCAGCAAACAACTCTGAAATTTTCTTAGTTGATTCTGATTATTACTCAATCGGACATTTACCAAACAGAATGATGCAAACTGTAGACATTGCTCCAACAGGCGATGCTACTAAATTCGCAATTCTTTCTGAGTGGTGTTTGATTATCAAAGCACCTAAAGCACATGGTGCTGTTTTTGATCTATCTACATCGTAGATACTAACAATGAGGGGGCGGTCAATCCGCCCTCTTTTATGGGGGATATTTTTAACAGGGGTGTCATTTTTATCCCCCACCAACTAGATTTAAGGATTTTATAATGGGTAAAAAGTTATTATCTTCAGATCCACTTACAGGCAAAAAAACTTACTTAACTGATGATGCGGATGGTTTAGGCATTCAAACAGAAGTCAATATAGATCCTGTATTAAGTGGCGCAAAAAGAGAAGAAGCTGAATGGAAGCCAAATCAATTAATAGGCAACACTCAAAAGCATAAGCAAAAAATTGCTGAGATACCTATGCCATTATATTTTGAATTATTACAAAAATTTGGAAATCCTAAAGATAATCCAAGAGATTGGAAAAAATGGCTTCAAGATCCTGACAATAAATATTTTAGAACAAGTGGCGGAAGATTGGTATGAGTATAAACACATATTCAGAACTTAAAACGGCTGTTGCTAACTTTTTGGCAAGAGATGACTTAACAACCAGAATACCAGAGTTTATTGAGTTGGCAGAAGCACGCATAAACCGCGAACTAGAAACAAGGGAGCAGGAAAAGCGTGCTACAGCATCACTAACGTCAGGTAATGAGTATGTATCACTTCCTAGCGATTTAAGGCAGATTAGAAGCGTAAAATTAAATCAAACGCCTGTCGTAACGCTAACATATTTATCACCTGATATGCTTGATCAGGAATATTCTTCTAATGCTTCTGGAACGCCTGTTTCATACTCAATTGTTGGGCAGGAAATAAAAATAAGACCAAAGCCAGATTCTACGATGACGGCTGAAATAATCTATATTGGCAATGTCGATGCTTTGAGTGATTCAAACACTTCAACAACATTGTTAATTAGAAGTCCTGATATCTATTTATATGGTGCTTTAAATAGTGCCTATGATTATTTATTGGATACGGCTAACGCTCAATTATATAATCAAAAATTCAATACTGCGTTAGAAAGTGTGCGCTACGATGAACAGCGTTCAACTTATTCTCAGGGGCGTTTGCAAATGCGTTCTTCATATCAACGTCAAATTTCATTGAGGTAAAAAATGGCAAAATCAAATTATTTAGAAAATAAAGTGCTTGATCACTTTTTAGGCACTTCATCAACAAGTGCGCCATCTAATGTTTACGTTGGATTATTTACAAGTGATCCGACTGATGCAGGATCTGGCACAGAAGTATCTGGGAATGGTTACACTAGAAAAGTAGCATCATTTAGTGCTTCATCTAGTGGCTCTACATCAAATAGTTCTGCAATAGAATTTACAGCTTCTGGCGGTTCATTTGGAACAGTGACTCACTTTGGGGTTTTTGATGCAAGTTCTTCAGGAAATCTTTTATATCATGGCGCATTAACAGCCAGTAAAGTAATTGCAGATACTGATACATTAAAAATATCAGCTACTGGATTATCAATAACAGAAACGTAAAATTATGGCTTTAGTAATTAAAGACAGGGTAAAAGAAACAACCGCAACAAGTGGCGCAGGCACATATACTTTGGCAGGCGCATCTACTGGCTTTGAATCTTTTGCATCTGTCGGTGATGGCAATACAACTTACTACTGTTGCACTGATGGAACTAATTTTGAGATTGGTATTGGCACTTATACTGCCAGTGGAACAACTTTAGCCAGAACTACTATTTTACAAAGTTCTAATTCAGACAATGCGGTTAGTTGGGCAGATACAAGTGCAAAAAATATATTCTGCACAATGCCATCTGATAAATCAGTATTTTTAGATGGTGATGGTGATTTAAGTTTTACTGGTGCTAACTACAATGTCTTATGGGATAAATCAGACGATGCTTTTGTGTTTGCTGACAATGCTAAAGCTAAATTTGGTACAGATGGTGATATAGAAATATATCATAATAATACTAATGCTTTCATATATAATGATACTGGTCATATATACATTCATAGTGGTGCAAATAATAAAGACATAATTTTTAAAGGAAATGATGGTGGTGAAACTAAAGAAGCTGGTAAATTTGATATGTCTAAAAGTGGTAAACTTACATTAAATGAAGGATTTGAAGTTTCTTCAAATGGTAATGTTACTCTTAAAGATGGTGTTGATATAGTTTTTGAAGGGGATAGCGATAATTCATTTGAAACAACTTTATATGTTGCTGACCCAACAGCCGACAGAACAGTTTTATTACCAAATGCAAGTGGTACAGTAGCTTTACAAAATGCTTCAATAGATATGAATGGTACTGAATTAATATTAGATGCTGATGCCGACACATCTATTACTGCTGATACAGATGATCAAATTGATATAAGAATTGGTGGTACAGATAAACTTAGAGTTGACTCTACTGGCAGATTACACATTGGTACAGATGGCAATTTAGACAGAACCAGACTTTTAACTCAAAGAACAACTGGTATTGGAACTTCTGCTACAGTCATTGCTAGTGTAGGAACTGTTTCATCTTTTGGTGGTCATTACTTTGTTACTGGTAGAGATGCTAATTCAAGTGCAAATAGATTTTGCGACCAACTAGTAGTTGGAACAAATGGTTCAGTAGTGGTTTTGCATTCAAGCACAGTAAGAGCAAGTCCACATAGTAGAAGTTATGATAATTCTGGTGAAAATTTAAGAGTAACAATGGGTGGTGGCAGTTATACAATTCAAGTTTTTTGTGTAGACCAACTTACAAATTAAGGAACAATTATGACAATAACTTATTCATGGTCAAAAAAGAAATTATTTGCAGATTATTTTGGTATTGTTAGCCAAATAGATTTTGAAAGAAAAGGTATAGAGGGTGACAAAACAGAAAAAGCAAATGCAGTATTAGTTGTACCAGAAGATGACCAAGAACACGCAGATAAGTGGACAGAAGACAGATTAGATGATTTGGCAGAAACATATAAAGAAAATTTAGATGCTGAAATTAAAAGAAGAATTGCATTGGAGGAAGCTGTTTAATTATGAAACAAACCCTAGAACCATCTCTCAAAGTCCAAATGGATAAATTATAATTAATGCTTTCAGTCTTTTCGCTTTCGGAAAAATCATTATCTGGTGCTTTTTCGGTTAGTCTTGGTCAGGGTGCGTTTACGGCAGATGCCAGTGTTTCTACAACTGCAACTAAAACTCAGGCATTTAATGCAAGTGTAAGCGGTGATGCATCAACAACTTGTAATGCTGTAGAAGTATTATTTGGTGGTGCTTCTGTCAACGCAAGCGCGACTGTTGCTGATGGATTTGTTAGAATTAGATCAGGGAATGCATCATTAACGGCTGATGCAAGCACAACAAATACTGCAATCAGGGTTCAGAGGTTTGCTTCATCTGTGTCAGGAGATGCAACTGCAACATCTAGCGCTGTAATAGTTTTATTTGGCGGTGCTTCAGTTAATGCAAGTGCAACTGTAGCTGATGGTTTTATCAGGGTAAGAAGTGCAAATTCATCTGTATCAGGTGATGCCAGTGTAACTAATAATGCTGTAAAGGTAATTAGTGCAAGTTCATCATTAACGGCTGATGCAAGTATAAATTTAAATGTAAGTGCTGTTCTTATTGGTGCATCAAGTCTTACGGCTGATGCTAGTTCTGCTCTTAGTGCTGTTAAATTTCTTGATGCTTCTGCAACAATTTCAGCGGATGCATCATCAACAGCAACTGCAAAAAAAGTACAATTTTTACAGGAAAATATTACAGCAGATGCAACAGTAATATTAAATACATCCTTAATTACTATAGCTACTGGCACAATTACAGCAGATGCAATTGTTGCTTTTGATGCAGAAATACTAGGTGAAAAATGGGTTGATGAAACTGATACTTCAGCTACATGGTCAGAAATTAATCCTGCTGTAGCTACATGGTCAACGCAGGCAGGTCAAAATACTAATTGGGGTGTACAATGATAAGTTTTGGACAATGGTTGCCAGATCAACCAGAAACAGCAAACAAAGGCGTTATACAGGCAAAAAATTGCATTCCTTCCGCTGATGGCTATAGATCATTTAATGGTCTTTCACCTTATTCTGGTGTAGCAACTAATAAAATTTTAGGTGCATACGCTTCAAAAGATTTTGATGACAATACAGCTATTTATGCAGGAGATAGTGGCAAAATTTACAAGTTTAATTCTGCTGATAGTTCATTAACCGATATATCTAAATCTGGTGGATATTCAACTGGCGCAGGAAATAAATGGCGATTTACGCAATTTGGTGAAAGAGTAATTGCTACAAATTATAATGATAATATTCAAAAAATAACATCTAACGCTTCTGGACTTTATTCTGATTTATCAGCAGATGCTCCAAAAGCAAAATACATTGCGACTATCAGGGATTTTGTAATGGTAGGAAATACGAATGATGGCGTAGATGGAAATGTATCAAACAGGGTTAGATGGTCTGGTTTGGGCAATGACACTTCTTGGGCAGTTTCTGCTACAACATTATCTGATTTTCAAGATCTTTACGGCTATGGAAAAGTGCAGGGCATTGTAGGCGGTGAATATGGAACAATACTTTGTGAGCGTGGAATATTTAGATGCACTTTTGTTGGTTCACCATTAGTCTGGCAATTTGATGCTGTTGAAACTCAAAGAGGTTGTGCAGTAGATGGTTCTGTAACAGCCATTGGAAATAATGTGTTTTATTTATCAGATGATGGCTTTTATATGTTTGATGGTAATGGCTCTAAAAATATTGGCGCAGAAAGAGTTAATAGATGGTTTTATGAGCAATTTAATGTGGCTTATAAAGAAGATTTAACCTGCGCTTCAGATCCGCAAAACCAGATAGTTTTATGGTCTTTTACAAGCAATGATTCTACAACAAGTACACCAGATAAAATATTGGTTTATAATTATGCTGTTGATAAATGGTCTTACTTGGAAGTGGCTTGCGATTTATTAGTACCGCTTTTTTCTACAGGCTACACATTAGAACAGTTAGATAACATTTCATCCAGTATTGATACGCTTCCATCGTCATTAGATAGTGCAGTTTATAAAGGCGGTTCATATTTCTTTGGCGCGGTAAAAGATAAAAAGATACAGACTTTTGGCGGTGCAACTTTAGAAGGTGAAATAATATCTGGTGAACAGGAATTGTCTAAAGGCAAGCACACAATGGTTAATAAAGTATTTCCTATTCATAGTGGCGGAACACCTACAGTAAGCGTTGCATCTAGAGATAATACGCAAGACAGTGTAAGTTTTACAACTGCTTCCAGTGTTAATTCTGTAGGCTTTGCACCTATAAGATCTAGAGGAAAATATCACAGGGCAAAAATAAATATTACAGGCAGTTGGAATGAATTACAGGGATTAGATTTTGAAGTAAACGCATTAGGAATGCGTTAATGGCAAATTTTAATTTTAGGAAATTGCCTTTTATGGGCGGTACTGCCAGACAAATTAGTGAAGTAGTAAACAATCTAGTAGAAGGAAAAATCAACGCTACTGGAACTGTAACTTTAACAAACAGCGCAACCAGTACAGTAGTATCTGATTTAAGAGCAAGTGCTGACAGTGTTATTATTTTTATGCCAAAAAGTTCTGCTTCAGCTACAGAATTATATGGCGGTACTATGTATGTTTCTGCGCAGGCAAAACAAACTTTTACTATAACTCATGCTAACAATTCTAATACCAGACTTTTCTCATATATAATTTTAGGATAACCATGAAAAAAAAATTGACTGCTAGGCAAGAGCAAGCGCTTGCCAGACATAGTGTGCATCATACAAACAAACATATGACAGAAATGAAACGCCTTATGCGAGCAGGAAAAACATTTACTCAGTCACATAAATTAGCAATGAGAAAGGTAGGCACTTAATGTCATTGTATAGAAATATTCATGCAAAAAGAAAAAGAATAAAAGCAGGATCTGGTGAAAAAATGTTAAATAAAAATAACAAAAATGCACCGACTGATGCGCAATTTGAAAAAGCTAAATTAACTGCAAAAAAACCAAAAAACAAAAAGAAAAATAGAATTTTAAATTATACATGATTGTCAGTAAAAAAGACCCTCTTAAATTAGGTGTTGAATATTTAAGATGCGCTGAATTTTTAAGACCTGCAATTGACATTCATAAGACACATTCTCTTTTAGATATTTTTGGAATGCTAGTAAGCGGACACGCTTTTTTAGTGGCTCTTAAAGACAGTGCAGGAATTTTAGAAATTGTTAGATACCCAAAATACAAATCATGCAGGATTTGGTTGGCAGGTGGAAAGATGGATGAATTGTTAGATATTTATCCAAAAATACAGATATGGGCAAAACGTAAAGGCTGTAAAAAAATCGAAATATTAGGAAGAAAAGGATGGGAAAAAGTGTTTCAAGATCACAAAAAAGAAGCCGTAGTGCTGACAAAGGAGTTATAAAATGAGTTTAGGCGGAAGTAATCCAACATCGCAAACAACTATTACGCAACCCCCTGCATATGCAAAGCCATATTTAGAAAGCATATTAGGGCAGGCAGGTAATATTTATAATCAGGGGCAGTCAGCTTATTATCCGAGTTCTACTGTTGCAGGCGCATCACCAGAAACGCAGACAGCTTTATCTGGCATTAGAGATACAGCAATGGCAGGCAATCCAATGACAAAGCCATTAACTGACTTGGCTACGTCTACTTTAAAAGGGGATTTTTTGTCAGCTGACAATCCATATCTTCAAGGTGCGATTGCAAATGCTACAAACCCTATGATTGAAAATTTCAATACTTCAGTCGCGCCATCTATTGACAGCCAGTTTGCAGGATCTGGTAGGTTTGGTTCTGGTCTTTATGCACAGTCAAGAAACAGGGCAGAAGATACTTTAACTGATAGCATGGCGGATACAGGGCAGGATATTGCTTATAGAAATTATGCGAATGAGAGGGCAATACAATCTGGTTTATTAAATCAGGCAGATGCTTTGTCAGCAATTCCATATCAAGATTACAATGTACTAGCAGGAGTTGGTAAAGAGCGTGAAGCCTATGATCAGGCTGATATTAATGATGCAGTAAGACGTTACAGCGCAGAACAATCTAATCCATTTGCATTTCTAAATGAGTATGCAGATTTAATTAATAAAGGCACTTTTGGAAGTGAAGTTGTACAGCCTGTCAGCAGTGACAAAACAGGGCAATTATTATCTACCTTAATAATGCTTGGTAATATTGGTTCTGGCAACCCAATGAGTTTTTTAAATCCATTTAATTAGGAAAATTAATTATGTCAAATATGTTAGATAACCTTGCTGAAATTATTAAGATATTGCCTTTTTTAAATTCTGGGGAAAATAGCAAACCTAAACCAAACGTAATTACGCCACCACCAAAGCCATCTTCTTCTTCATTAAGTGATGGGATGTTTGATCCAACTTTGCTAAATCAATTAGATTTTGCTCCAAATCCATTGCCAAAACCACAATTTAGTAACATTCAAACGCCTGTATCAAAACCATTTTATGAAGCACCGCCTATGACTATGAGCGACAGATTAAAAGGTATTGGAAGCGGTTTATTAGGTGGTGCTATGTCTTTTGTAGACCCACAAAACCAACAGCAAAGAATGGCTAATTTAAGATTTGCTTCAAAACTTGCAGAATTATCCAGACCGCAGGTTGGTGTTTTGAATCAGGGGCGTGGCGCAACAATAGGTAATATTGGTGAAGCTATGCAAGATTATACTGGCGCATATGAAAAAGATATTAGGCAGGCAGGTGATCAATTTTTTGAAGTTTTGCCTGATGGTACAGTAGTGCCTATTGGTGGTGTAGATGCTGATGCAGGAATATCTAAAACACAAATTAGTCAGGAAGCAAGTTTAAGAAAAGAATTTATGCAAGCCAGTAAAGAATTTATCAAAATTAATTCTTCAATAAATAAAATTAGAGTAAGTGCAAATGGAACTGCTTCTGGTGATATGTCAATGATATTTGCATATATGAAAGTATTAGATCCAACTTCTACAGTTAGAGAGAAAGAATTTGCTAATGTCGAAAATGCTAAAGGTTGGGGCGAAGTTATAAGAGGGATGTATAATAAAGCAATAGATGGTCAAAGAATGACTGCTCCGCAAAGGGCAGATTTTTTAAGGGCAGGAGAAGATTTATATAGAACCGAATTAACTACCCATAAACAAAGAGAAGATACTTACAGGCAGATTGCTGAAGCAAATAATTTACGCCCAGAAGTTGTAGTTGTAAATTTAATTACAGGCGCAACAACTACAAATCAACAATTAACAGATCTTTCAGAAATGAGTGATGATCAAATAATTTCAACAATATTAGATTCAGAGGATAAGTAATGGCTAAATCTTTTTTAGAAACAAGGAAAGATGTTTTAAAATTAATTGATGGTGGTGCGCCTAGATCAGCTATTGACAAATTTATTAGATTACAAGGTTTTACTGTTGAGGAGTTTCAGCAAAAAAATCAAAAAATAGGTAATTTTACACCAACCAATGTAGCCAGATCTGTAGGTCAAGGATTAACCCTTGGCTTTGGTGATGAACTTGTTGCAGGTGCAGGGGCATTGTTAGGCGGTGATTATAATAAAATTCTTGAAAGTGAAAGAGAGCAAATTGGTGGCTTTCAGTATAAATTTCCTAAAACATCTTTAGGTACTGAAGTGGGTGGTGCAATGCTACCATTTATGGGAAGTTTGTTAGCATCTCCATTTACAGGCGGTACAAGCGGATTAGCAGGTACTTCAGCTACAACAGCAAGACTTGCTCCATTAATTAGCAAAATAATGGGCGGTGCAGGAACAGCGCAAAGAGGTGCAGTAACTGGTGCAACTCAGGGCGCAATATATGGATCAGGAGTGGCTGATGGCAATTTGCAAGACAGGGGTGAAGGTGCTTTAGGCGGTGCAATTTTTGGCGCACCTTTAGGCGCAGTTGGTAATAAAGTTATAAACGCATTAAGTCCAAGTGCTTTTGGAAATATTACACAAAGAATATCAGACTTAGGGTTGCTTAAAGATAAGGGTATGGATTTAACTTTAGGGCAATTGACAGGTAAAGCAGGAACATTTTTTGAGAATGCATTTGAAAGTATACCTTTAATTGGAAGCCTTCCAAGAGGTGCAAGGTCAAGGCAATTTGAAACATTTAATAAAATTGCTTTTAATGATGCATTAACACCTATTGGGCAAAAATTAGATGATGCTACGCAAATGGGCGGTGATGCATTAAAGATTGTAGCAAACAAGATTTCTAAACAATATGATGATGTATTAGAGGGCGTTACATTAGATGCAAATGCTACTCAGATGCTCACAAACAATGTAGATGAAATATTGTTAAATTCTATTGGTGCTAAAATTGATGATCCATTATTCGATAAAGCTGAAAATGAAATAAATAAATTTTTATTAAAATATAATGAAACAGGACAGCTTACAGGCGAAAATTTAAAAAAGGCATACAGCAATTTAGGTAAAAGAATAATTAAATATAATAAAAGTTCAAGTCCAGATGATGCATTAATTGCTAGTACTCTTAAAGAAGTTCAACAAGAAATTAAAAATGTTATTAAACAAGTAGATCCAGAAGTTGGTGCTAAATTAACAGCAACTGATCAATCATATTCTATGTATAAGATTTTAGAAAAAACTGTAAAAAGTCAAAACCAAAATGATTTTTTTACTCCTAACCAATTAGTAAGTGCAGTACAAGGTGCAGACCTGTCTAAAGGCAAGAAAGTATCTTCAATGGCTGAAATGCCATTTAGTGATATAGCAGGTGCAGGCAAAAGAGTGCTAGGCTCAAAAGTACCTAATTCTGGTACGGCTGAAAGATTATTAACAGCAGGAATGTTAACTGGTGGAACTGGTGTAACAACTGGAAGTTTACCTTTAATGCTTTTAAGCGCAATACCTTCTTTGGCTTACACAAAAGGCGGAATGGCAGGCATTAACAAATTTGCAAACCAAATACCACAATTAGGAAATATGATCAGAAAAGGTTTAGTTCAATTACCTTTATCAGCAATAGAACAACAGAATAATTAGGATTTAATATGGCGCAACAAAATATGCCTTATTCATCGTCTTTAGGCTTCCTTAGTTTAGCATTGCCTAATATGTTATCTAGATTAGGAGATTTAGGTGGCGGTTTGCTTGAATCTGGAAAAATGGCAGGTGGCACTATTGATGAAGG